TATTTGATATTATTATAGCAAATTTTGGGTTTTGGATTAATTTAAGTATTCCAATTATTATAGCGTTGTATTTGGTTCTTACAAATAGAGAATATATTTGGAAAGAATTTGGAATACAAGCAGGTGCTACCTTGGCTTATGTGAGTATTATTTTCTTTGCAGCATTTTCATTTAGTACAGAAATTTGGGATACAAATTATTACAATGGAAAAGTGAAGTCAAGCACATATTATGAAGAATGGACAGAATTAGTACATTATACAGAAAGTTATTCTTGTGGGACTTCAAAAGCACCTAGAACTTGTACAAGAAGTAAAACAAGACGAGACCATCACAGTCCATATTATCAAATTAAAACTGATTTAGGTGAAACAATTTCAATTAGAAGAGGGGATTATTTAAAAACTTCAAGAGAATTTGGTTCGAAAAAAGTTAGAATATCAAGAAGTGGTCAAGTATCTTATGGAGATGGTAACAAATATGTTTCATATCCAAATAAAACTATCCCAACAGCAGTGGGCCATAGTTATGAAAATGTAGTTGCAGCAGCAAAAGGAAATGTTATCCATTTAAAAGTTCCTAAAGAGAACATAGAGAAATTAATTAAAATCGGGAAATTGAGAGAATATCCATCGCTTTATAAGGGTAAATATGGTGAAACCAAATTAAACAGAATAATTGATACAACTGGTAAAGTTGATTCAAATACAATGTTAGATTTTACAAATATACTTTCCACAAGAGTTGGAAAAACAAAACAAGCAAATCCAATAATTTATATTGTATCAGCAGATAAATTTGATAGAAGTTTTAAAGATGCTTTATCACAACACTGGAATATGGGTAAGAAAAATGATATTACTTTAGTATTGGGAATTGATGAAAATAAAAAGATTCAATGGTCCGATGTTATTTGTTTTACTAATAACACAGATTTTATAGTAGATATGCAAAGTAATTTTGAAGGAAAAGAAGTTAATCCATTAATACTAGCAGAATTTGAAAAATTAATAAATTCAGAATATAAAAGAAAACCGATGGCAGAGTTTGCATATTTAAAAGAGAATATAACATTAGATTGGATTTGGCAATTATTGATATTACTAGGTAATATAGTTATAAGTGGATTTATTACTTATAAGTTCCTAAATAATTGGGATAGAAAAAGATAATGAAACAAAATAATCCTACAATAAAAATAATCGAAGAAGATGTGGGTATATGGGCAATAACTACAGAAGAAGCAATGGAAAGGGTTAATAAATTAATTAGTGAATTGCAAGAGGAATACGATAGTGTGAGGGTAATTAATATACAGAAAGGAAAGGAAGATTTTAATGACCACAGAAAGCATGACTATACTGCTTTTATAGAGTTAATAACTTATAATAAAAAGTTGATTTAAAAAAAATCATAAAAAAAGGGAAGTGAAATTAATCACTTCCCTTTACCCATCTTTCGATAGTCTTAAAATATTATTTTAAGAAACTATCTGAAAAATTAACTGCAAATGTTCTTGCATAACAAGACTCTTCTGAGTTCATTGGGTTTTCTTTGATACCATATCTTGTATTTAAGATAATTGCTGGTTGACCACTTTCTGGGTGTACAACTCTAGTAAAAGAAACAGGTACATACGGTGCGTAGTAACCAATTGCATCTCTTCTGTCATTACCTTTGTATAAAACAGTACAGTAATCAGACTCAGCAAATGCGTCCATAACAACTTTCATTTTATTGAATGTACCGATAACAGCAACTCCAACAGCAGTCGCGTCAACACTTGAAACATTTTCAATTGCTTTGTAACCTTTAACTTGTTCTAAAACTGTAGCAACTTTTGGTGAAACTAGTAAAATATTACCTGCTCCTCTTCTTGTTAATCTAGCAATTTCTCTACTCTCATTAGCAATTTTAAGACTTAAATGAGCCATACCTTCTAATTCAAATCTATTTGATCCAGAACTATCTGTACCACCAATTTTAAAGTCAGATGCAACAGATGCCCAACCATTAACTTTATCAACAATTTCTCTATCTAATTCATTTTGAATCTCAACAGCCATCATGTTCATTAATTCTTCATCAGCATTTAAACCATGCATAGATTTTAAATCTTGGTACATTTCAACTGAATATTCAGCTTTAAGTTTTCTAGATTCAACACCAATTTGTGTTTGTTTGATTTCGAAACCAATTTCTGACATATCGTAACCTAATAACTCTGCTTGTGTTGTTGGTAAAGAACCAGTATAACCTTTAAGTATTTTTCTGAATGTTAATTCATTTGAATAAGTAGCAGCAATAGTACCAATTTCTGTATCAGAAGCATCATTTAAAACAACTCCAGCAGAACCGATTTTAGTATCAACTAAAATTATTGAACCTTCAACATATATAACTACTGCAGTAGTAGCTCCAACTTTAACTGTATCTCCGATAGCAGCTTGTGTTCCAGAAACAGTAACATCAATTAACTGTCCTCCAGCTACTGGTGATAATCTTCCACCTGTTCTGTCATCATAGTTAGCACCTTTTCCAGTGTATCTGAATGCTAAAGAGTAAATAAAACCTGTAGGGCTTGTAAGTGGTTGAACTCCAACTAATTCATTAGCAATTAATGCTGGTTGAACTCTTCTTGCCAATGGCATGAATATTGGTGTAAACTGTGCAACATCTCCTGCAACAGTACCTTCTGTAAGTAATCTTGTTTCTTCAATTGCTTGATTTTCAAGTAATAAAGCAGTTGTTGCTACTTCTGACGCTGCAATTGCTGGCGCTTTTGAACTTTCTAAAAGTTCTTCATATTTTTCTGTTAATAACATATTATAATCTCCTTTTTTTGTATTTTAATTATTTATATAATTTATATATAGTGTCTTAAATTAAGTGACTTGCTTTAGACACATATTTTGTGCTTTCTACAATAACTTTTTCTTCAACTTTTTCTGGTGCTTTTTCAGCAGCTACAATTTTCTCACCTTTAACTGATTCAACTAAAGTGTCCATTTTTTCAATGAAATCTACTGGTGCAGATGCATCAAATTCAACAACTTTTGCTAATTTTAAGAATTTATCTTTTTGAACAGCAGTCATATCTTCAGCAGATTCTTTTACAAGACCTGTTTTTAATAATTCAGCATTTCTTTCTTTTAATTCAATAACTTCAGCCATTAATTTGTCAGCCATTTCACTTGCAGACTCATCAATTTTTTCTGATTCTACTAAAGTAGCCTCATCTTCAATTTCTTTTGCTTCAGCAATTTGTGCAATTTCAACACCTGTTGCGATCATTAAAGAATTAAATCCTTCAAGTACAGCATCATATTTTTCAGTTTTTACAGATTCATCAATAGCAAATGTATTGTCTTCAACGAATTGTTCAACTACTTTTTCTAAGTAAGCGTCAAGTGTATCTTCTAATTCAGTTTTCATTTCTGTCATTTGAGCTAGCATATATTCTTCATAAGCTTCTTCTTTAGATTCAGCAAGTACAACTGCTTCTTTTAAAACTGCTGCGTCAAATGACTCTTGTAAAGCAATTTTTGTTTCTTCAGCTACTTCTAAACTTTCTAAAATTTGTTTCATGTTTGTTTCTCCCTTATTTTTTTAATTTTTATCGATAAAAATTAGATAGTTTTAATGACATTTCGGTCAATGCTCGTAATGAACCTAATTTTTATATATAGTATATTAATTAATAATATTTATAAGTCTATATCTAGTTAAAAACTTTATTTTTTAACTTAGATAATAAGTCAGACTCATCAACCTTTTCTTCTTTATCTTCTACCTTATCAGCACAAGCTTTACAGATTTTTTCATCTTCTTCAACTTCTTTACCACATTCAGTACATTTACCTACTGTAGAATCATCTTCATCAGCGTCTTTTTTGTTACCATCTTTAGATTCTTCTTCTTTTTCTTTAAGTGCTTTTAGTAATTTATCAGCAAAGTTTTCTGTTGGTTTAGCAACTTCTACTTCTTTAGATTCATCTATAATTGTTTCACTTGGACTTAGGAAATCCGAGATACTTTCTATTAATTCTACTCTTTCACTTTCTAATTTAGCAAATGATTCTTGTAAATAAGCATCAATGTTATCATATATTTTTTTCTCTGATGCTGCTACTGCTTCATCTATTTTTTCTTGTATTGGACATTTTTCTTTCAATTTATCTTCTCCTTTGTTTGTAGATTCTTCAAGAGGATTAGTTAAACTGCAAGCTTCACCAATACAACCATTTTCATCAATTTGATATTCTTTATCTTGTACTATTCCGTTAAGAACTTGAACGCCTTCAACAACGCCGTTTAGCATTGCATTATAATCACTTGGCATATCAACTGCATCATAAGTAATTAGTTTAAAATCTTCTACAACACCTGTGCTAGAAACTTTACCAACTCCTCTTGATGAAACACCAATTTTGATACCTTCTTTAATTAATCCCTTAATAGAATTAGTTGCTTCAGTATTATTATTAAGTATTTTTGCTTTACCTACAACATTCCCATTAGCATCCATCTTCAATTCAACAATTCTTAGAACTGCCTTGATAGGGTCTACTGTACTTCTTGGTGGATGTTGCCATTCTCCTAAAGTGTTTACTGTCTTTTCGTTGATTTCTTTTTGATATTTTGCTACTTCTCTTTCCCAAATGCTTCTAGAATAAACTCTTCCGTTTCTATTCTTAGCTTCTGGTGTTGAAAAAGTACCAGAAATGTAGTAGTTTCTTTCCGTTGTACCTGTACTTTCATTTAATGTTTCTTCAATAGAACCATCAAGTAAAAGTGGGTCTTCCATAATTAATTTCATATTAATCCTCCTTTTCTATTATTTATAATAATTTATTCAGTAGGTTCTATATTTGGTTCTTTAGCCTCTGGTTCTTCTTCTACTTTTGGAGTTTCTACTTTTACTTCTGGAGTTTTAGTAGTAGGATTGCTTATTTTGGCAAATGTATTTTTCATTGATTGAAGTTTTTCTAATTCTTCGCCTTTCGCTGTAATTGTTGGATTGTTTCTTAGTTTATCTTCTAAACTTGTCTTCACTTTTTTACTGAATTCAGTAAACTTTTTATTTTCTATATCAGAAATTGCTTCTGCTACCTCATTAATATTCATTTATTTTCCTTTGTTTGTTAATTACTTTTATTTATAAGTTTTATATACTATGGTGTACCAGTCCTACCAACCGTCACCATCGTCTGAGTCACTATAAAATCTAGAGTATAATGGATCTTTCTTTTCACTTTCTATTTGCTCTGACATTTCAGTAATTTCTTCATCACTCATTTTAAGAACTTTCTTGAATACATACGAATAACTGAAATATTTACCAATCATATCTTCAATATCATTATAAAGACTAAGTGATTCTGTAATATGTTCTCTTTCCATTTTTTCAAAGAATTTGTTTTCTGATACAAATTTAATTCTCATATTTTTAAGTAAATCTTCCCACTCATCTTCAGTAGCAATACCTTTTGTAATTACTTGTCTTTTAAGTAATTCGTAAAATAATTCTAAGAATTGATTTCTTAATCTTGATATAAAGTTAAAAAATTTAAGTTCCTCTCTATTAACAGAAGAAGTATCAAAATCAAATTCACCCTCACCTTGTCCTTCATCATTAATTCTATTTGTAGGAACCTTCAGAGTACTA